GTGAGAATCACTTCTACAAGATTTTGTTAAAAGCCCAGTCCGACGGAGCATGGTATAGTAGCCACTTGTCAGTCAAAGACACAAAAGCGATTCCGCCAGAAGAGCTGCGTAAAGCTAGAGACGAGCTGAACAACGAGGCACGATTCCAATCAGAATACATGTGTTCTTTCAAGACGCCAGTCGAAGGATCGTACTACGGAACATATATATCAAAAGCGTACAAGGACAAACGTATCATAGAAGAAGTACACCCTGAGCCATTACTACCAGTGCACACAGCGTGGGATCTTGGTATGGACGACGCCACAACTATTTGGTTTTTTCAATTATTTAAATCGGAGATTCGGTTGGTGCATTATTACGAGAATAGTGGGGAGGGTCTTCCCCATTATGCTCGTGAGTTAAATAAGTGGGCAGCTATGAAAGATGTAACATACGGTAAACATTACGCCCCACACGACATCAAAGTACGTGAATTAGGTACAGGTAAGAGTAGATTGGAGATTGCACGTAGTATGGGGCTGAAGTTTACAACAGTAAGAAAGCTACCTATTATAGATGGAATCGACGCCGTGAGAGCCCTGCTTCCAAGGTGCTGGTTTAACAAAAGCACATGTGCGAGAGGCATAGAAGCTCTGAAGGGATACCACAAGGAGTGGGACTCATCGAAGCAGGTGTTTCGTAAAAATCCTGTTCATGACTCAAATTCTCACGGAGCTGACGCATTTAGAACAATGGCTGTTGGGTTAAAGCAGCCGTCCTTAGACAACAAGAAAAAAGCAACAACATATGAAGTCCAGAATATTACCTGGTGATATTACGCTGTATGACGAAGCAGTGATCCTATATAATTCAGTAGGAGAGGACTTCGAGAAGTTAGTTCAGTTACATCACAGAAATAATGGCGTAGTATTACATACTCCGTTGTGGTTATTAATGGGTATGGATATTGGCGGTGAGTATTGGCAGATAGGTTATGCAGCCTCTAGGTTACCCAACCCAATTAAGCTTTTTATGGATTTAGCACCATATCGACTTGACAAAGTGGCATTTAGCAGATATCGAGATATACCTAAGAATACAGAAGATGTATTTAAATTTTATTCGTGGGACAAATTATATAGCAAAGTAAAAAATTATGGGAATGAGTGCAAACAAGGCATCGGCAATAGCTCTTAATAAGGCGATAGCAGGAATTGCAGCTAAAACTAGGTCAAAGGCGATGTTAAAACCTAAACCAGCAGAAGAGACCCCAGCAGCAGCACCTGCCACACCAGCAGCACCTAAACCAAAGGCTCCACCAACACCGACAATACCAATTGGGGGTTACCAGCCGTTACCTGGGCACAAAACAGGACAAAAAGTAGCTGCCTACAAACGTAAGCCAAAAACAATTTCAAAAACACTACCTAAAGCAATGCTTAGAAGAACACCTTCTTCTACTTTAGGATTAGGATATAATTAAAAAAATCATGGGAAGTAAACCAAAACCACCACCACCTCCACCTCCACCACCTGCACCACCACCTCCTCCAACACCTATGGCTAGGAGACCGATTAAGCAGGCACAGCAAAAAACACAAGTACGCAGTCCTCAGCAAGTTGTTAAACAGATGTTTAGAACTAAAAGCGGAAGAGACGCTGTAGTTAAAGCTTTTTCTGGTTTAGGTAAAGGGTTACTTTAATGCATAAATTGCTTCAAAGGTATGAAGAGCTAAAGCTCTTACGATCTAATTTAGATCATATGTTTGAGGACTCACAGAGATATGTGCGTCCAAACTCAAACAGGTTTGATCATGGGCACACGCCTCATCAAATAGACGGATCACGAGAAATCTATGATGATACAGCTGTATGGTGTAATCAGATGTTTGCTAATGGTTTGTCGTCTAACATGATTCCTAAATCAGATCGATGGATGTACCTAAAAGTAAAAGACAGGGCGTCAGGAGATCTTTCTCCAGAAGAGCTTGGTTATTTACAGGCAGTGTCTGACAGAGTATTGCACGAGTTATCAATACCACAGTCTCAGTTTTATTCTACTAGCCATGAAGCATTTCTAGATATAGGTGCTTACGGAACTGCACCAGTACAAGTAGCGTACATAAATGGAGTCGTTACTTTTAAATCAAGACCGCTAGCTGATGTTTTCTTTGATACCGATGATAACGGTGTTATAGATACTGTGTATTACAGATGTTATAAGACAGCACGTCAGCTATTACAACAGTTTCCTGACATTGAAAAGCTTGATGGCTTTGACGGCACAAAAGGGGTTCATGACAAATACGAGCTAGTGTACACCATTGAACCTAGTGAAAAGGGTAAAAAAGGTGGAAGAGTAGGTTCAGAAAGACCTTACACTGTTACTCATTGGTCACCTGCTTTTAAACAGCCTATCAAAGTTGATGGTTCATCATATATGACTTTCTTAGTACCACGTTGGTCTAAACTCTCAGATGAGGTTTATGGACGTGGACCAGCATTTACATGCTTGTCACAAATACGTGTGCTAAACAAAATGGTAAAAGAAGCACTTACTTCAGCAGAGTATTTGAACTTCCCTACTCTTACTGCTGAGGAAGACAGCATTATGCTTCCAATGAAATATGGCTCTAGACAGGTTATGTTCCATGAGCCAGGGAGTGAAAAGCCATCACCTATTTTAGCAGGTAATCAACCACAATACATAATGGAGATGATACGTATGTATCGTGAGACTATTAATCGTTCGTTCTTTGTTGATCAGATTATACGACAAGAGAAGAAGGAAAGACAAAGCGTATTGGAAATACAAGACGTTCGTGGTCAGATGTTAAATCAGTTATCTCCATTACTCAACAGATTAGAGTCTGAGTATTTGGGACCTGCTATCAACATTGCTTATACTTTATTAGATAGAAATAAACAATTACCGCCTGCACCAGAATCTCTAAATGGTGCAAGCTTAGAAATAACATATACAAGTCCTAGTGCACAAGCACAATACGCTTCAAGATTAAGCGACATAAGTGCTTTTATGCAAGATCTAGCTCCTCTAGCCCAAGTAAAACCAGAAGTGTTGCAAGCGATCAATGAACGAGAGTTATTTGAGAGTTATGCAAAATATAGAAATATATCACCTACAGTAATTAAATCACAGAAAGAGTTAGACCAAGAGCGTGAAGCTCAAGCTGAGCAAGAGCAAATGCAACAGATGACCCAAGCCGCACCACAGATTGGTGGAGCGTTAAAGGATGTTGCACAAGCTAAGCAAGCTGACCCAGAGGGTATTGGTGGCTTATTAAATATATAATGTCCGTACTAAATAGCTTACAGAGACTTAGGCAGAAAGCTAAGTTGAAAGACGATCTCGTCACTATATTAAACACTCCAGCAGGAAAGAGGTTCTTTGAAGTCTTGCTTAGAGAGTGTCATGTGACCAAACCTGTCTTTCACTCAGACACAAACAAACTCAGAGAATGTGAAGGTAGACGTAGATTTGCGATGAGCCTTTTATCGCTGTTGGGTCAAGACGATCCTCAGCAATTAATCACAAAATTAGAATTAGAGAATAATAACGATGTCTGAAGAAGAAAACCAACAAACAACCTTGGGTGGAGGACTTGAGTCCGCACCACAAGAAACACAAGCTGCACCAACACAGGGGATAGATTTTGCTAGTCCTGATGTGTATAAGCAGTTTGTTAGTTCATTGCCAGAAAATTTACAGTCTGTGCAATCAATTCAAAGCACAGAAAACTTTCAAGCATTGGCTGACCAAATGGTTAATGCTCAAAGTGCACTGGGAAAAAAGAGACTAGAAGCACCACAAGCAGACTGGGGTCAAGAGCAGTGGGATAACTATTACGAAGCAATACGTCCTGAGGGTGGTGAGTATGAAGTACCTGAAAGTATAAATTTACCAGAAGGTTATGATCCAGAAAGCTTACCTCAATTTGAGGACGACACTCTGCAGGAGATGGTTGACTTAGCTGGAAACATGGGTCTGTCACAACAACAATTTGAACAGTTGTTTGGAGCGTACAGCACTATGATTATGGATGCAGAAACCTTTTCGAATACACAGCAACAAGAGACTTTACAGAAATTCAATATGGATCTTCGCGGAGAGTGGGGACAGCTGTATGATAAGAATATAGAAGCATCTAACCAGGCGTATGAGGCTATCGCACAAGATATCCCTGAAATTCGTGAGTTAGTTGAAAGCGACCCATATGTTGCAAACCACCCAGGTGTTTTAAAATTGTTTAATAAAATTGCAGAGATATCTGGAGATTCATTACCAATTTCAGCTAACACTGATCCAACATCAGGGTTCGGTAAAGAAAATGTGCACTCTATACGAGCACAGCTACAAGACTTAGATTCAAGCAACAAAGAGTTGTTGTTAGCTAATCCAGCAAGTTTACCACTGGATCAGAGAGCAGAACGTGATGCATTACTAGCAAAACGAGAACAATTGTTTACAAAATTGTATTCTTAGTGTTAAACTGACTTGACATTATCCATAAAATAGGCTATTCGATGTGTATTGGGTAGCCTATTTTTTAGGTCCAATAACAGCTTTGGAAAGCCGCTGGTAACGTAAAACTAGAAGAGTCCGAAAGGGTAGCTCGTCGAAAAAACAAACTATTCATTCTTAAATTCTAATTATATTATAAATCATGGCAAATGTAGGTTATCAAGGCTATTCGTATGGTGCTAATAACCCTAATGGTAATACATCAACAACTGGTGCTTACCCTGGGGGAGCTATTGCGGATAACCAAATAGAAAAAGCATACGTTGAAGCTTTCAAAGCTGGTTTCGAACAAGCATTCCAGCAAACAGAATCGAAACTTCAACCGTATTTCGAACAAGAAACTCAGAACGAAGAGTACCAATACTTCGATAGAATCGGTGCAGCCGAAGAAATGGAAGAGAGTACAACTCGTTTCGGAGACAATCCAAACTCTGAGATCGCACACGACAGACGTCGTATCGGTCTTGTAGACTATGAGTTAGGCAAATATGTGGATGAGAAAGATCTTAAAAGAGTTCTTACTGATCCTATGAATGCTTACACTCAAGCTTTATTAGCTTCAGGTAAACGTAAGATCGACGATATTATTATCGACGCATTGTACGGTAATGCTTATACAGGCAAGTCAGGAGGAACAACAGTTACTTTCGCTCGTGATCGTACAGCAGAAGGTAACGCAGACATCGCAGTTGGTACCATCTCTAAAGGTATCACAAACCCAGTAACATCAGTTGGAGATTACACTCTAGTCGCAGGCGACACAGAAGGTTTCTCAGTTGGAGCTGACTACGGTGGTGCGAACTCTGGTCTTACTCTTGCCAAACTTAAAGCAGCTCGCCAAACAATGTTACGTTTGGAGTCTATCAACCAAGACGACGTTGTTAATGTGTTCTTAACACACACACAACTTATGGATCTATTGGGTATCGATGAAGTTATTAACTCAGACTATGCAGTACGTAAAGCACTTGCTGAAGGTCAAGTTACTACATTCATGGGATTCCGTTTCATCCATACTGAGCGTCTACAGTTATCAACTGGTGCAGCAGCTGATGAGCGTCGTGTTATCGTCGCAACTCCTAAAGCACTTAAGTTCTCAACTGGTACAGCTCTTAAGGGCGACGTATGGCGTGTTCCTTCTAAGAAGAACATTCCTTACATCTACTTCAAGATGTGTGCAGGTGCTTCACGTATGTGGGGTGAGGTTGCTGGAGAAATCCGTTGTAAAGAGTAATCATCTTATCGAGTTACCTCCTAGCTTATATGCTAGGGGGTACTCCTTTTTATAATGGCGAGTCCAACTACATTTACATTACATGATATCTTAAACAGTGGTTTAAGAAAAGTGGGTAGCCCAGAGATTGCTTCTGACGATACCACTAGTATTTCATATGCTACAGCTTATGGTGCATTAAAGGATGCACAATTTGCTATTTTTGGAACTAATGTGTTTCAGTACAATACACGAACAATACAGATGACAGGTAATGACACTACCGCAGACGATTACGAAGAGAACCAGTCTCCGCCTTATTATGGTTCTGCTGCTGCTCATGGGCAAGAAAGTGAGAAAGATAGCCCAGTTCCTTCGATTTTAACATACATGTATAACTTGCCGTCTGATTTTAATCTTCTGCTTCATTTGAGAACTAAAGATGGTTTGTATAGTTTACCTTATCAATTTTCAGGGCATTCTATGGGAGACCCAGACTATTCAAACAATTCAGACACAGATGTACATCTTGAGTCATCAATACCTAGATTGTTTACAGACCACGCTGAAGTACAACTAACTTATTCATTTGTACCTAATCTATTGGCTCTTGGTGTAGGTAATACTCACAACAGTGCAGCTGATCAAGTCAAGAGGATGCCAGAGTTTTTATATAATGTTGTTACTTTGTATATCGCACAGTCAATTTGTATACAACTTACTGGCTCTGAGACTAGAGCAGATAATTTATATGAAAGGTACCAAAAAGCTTTAAGTAGAGCAAGAATCTTAGAGGGACGCTCTAGCCCAGTGCAGGATTTTATGAGTGATAGTAGTTCACGAATAATAGATTCTCATAATAGGTATGGCAAGGTATAAATCAGTAGTATCAAATTTTTCTGGAGGGCTTGTTAGTCAAAACTTAGTAGGTCGTGTTGATATAGAAAGAACTAGGTCATCTCTTACTGAAATGACTAACTTTCTACCAGACCTTCAAGGACCAATGTCGTACAGACCTGGTACTATAATTAACCAAAATTGGAGACCACCAGAGGTTTCAAAATCTGTTAACCTATTGTTAGCCACTAACAGGTCTTACCAATGTATATTTTTTCCGAACGGTCTTCATATTGTCAGAAGTGACGGCAAGGTTATGACTTCATTTGTTGATGCAAACAACAACCTTGTTTTAGACCCCATTCCAACACCTTATGGTTTAGGTGCGTTAGATGATCTTAGATTCAGTGCAGAAACTGATGTGTTATATGTAACACATGGCTCATATAAACCAAGAAGGTTGTTTCCTGGACTATCTTTTAATTCTGCTCAACTTCGGTCAACTGAGGACAGCATAAATCAAGTATATAATGACTTATTAAGTCAAGAGGTTGATGCGGATGGGAATCCTGCAGGGAATCTTAATTTATATGCAGAAATAGAGGTTACAGGTGACGATATCTGGACTTTTGAGGAGATTGACTTCAAAAGAGAACCCTTCCTTGATGTTGATGAATCTGGAGATGAGATAACTGCTTCTTCTATACAAAGAATAACGAAGCTGGAATCTTCATTCTCTTCTGATTTTGATCAGATTGCTAACTCAGCAACTCCGACTGATTGGTATGTTGAGTATGAGGTCGACAATGTTTGGTTGTTAGGTAGGGTTATCACCGACGGCGGTGTCAACTACCCAGAGGTAACAGCACCTACATTAAATGGAGGTTTTGTGTATGTAGAACCTGTAGATTCAGTTGTTGCTATTGAGGATGAAGCTGCAAGACTTTTCTTAATCGATAACAACAATAACGTAGGTAGCGGCAATGGCAGTGATCAAGATGTGTTAAAAAGATTTGGTGTACCTCCAGGCGAGATTGTTGTAAGGTCAGATGTTAGGATCTTTTCGTCAAATCAAGAAGGTTCGTGGATAAGAATTGCGGATGACAGAAGAAGTAATAATTTACCAATTCAGAACAACAGAACACTTACAAGGTGGCAAAGAATAAAAGAGCATAAGGGTGTCACAAAACAAGCTACACAGTTTATACGAGGACAAGCAACCATTTCAGAGGATAACTACAATGCTGGGGATGTGTATAAATTTTTACGCTTAGATGGGGCTAGTTTTGATGTCAAGCAGATTAACACTTCTGGTGCTGCTAACCAAATTACTGCAATTATAGTTTCAGGTCTTGCTGGTCATACAGGTGTGTTTACTATGTATTATGAATTTCATGTAAGAAATCACACTACAGGAAGAACTCCAAATAATGATGATGATGGTAATGTTGTTGCTAACTTATCGACTGTCATAGAGGTTGATGAGGTTTCGTGTGATACAACTGTACCTACTATAGAAGAAAACACAACACTAGTAACAACAACTGGTCAACTTACAGTTACACCTATAGCAAACGAGATAACATTAACATCAACTGGAAACACATTTGAAGCAACTGATGTAGATAGACATCTATTAGGAACTTTGTCTAAAAATCACGTTTACTTTAAGATAAAAAGAGTTAATTCAGCAAGCAGTGCAGTTGCAGAGTTGTTGTCACCGTTTCCTAAAAATCCAGTAACCAACACTCTTGAGGATAGTGGTAGGTTGGAGTCGTTTAGGTTAGGGGCTTGGCATACCGATAATTATCCACGAACTGTTTCTAAATATGAATCACGAAGAGTGTATGGAGGTACGTACAAACAACCGAACTATGTGTTTTTCAGTAAAGTTGGTGAAGAGTTAGATTTTAGTCCAGTTGAGACAAACAAACAAGTTTTAGATAGCAATGGTATATCATACCCATTGTCCAATATTAATTCCTCAATCAGGTGGATAAAGAGTGGGACACAGCTTGTTATAGGCACTACTGGTGGTGTGTTTAGATTATTACCTAATCAGTTCGCTGCTTCTGTTAGTCCAACATCAATTAGAATAGAAATGTCTGATGATGAGGGGTGTGATAGTGACGGCATCTTAGTTGG